CGGAACGACAAGAATGTCTTTTGCGACCTCATCATAACTCAAAGAATTAACTGGTGGGCTTTCAATAGCGTTTTGAATGTATCCAAACTTATCCGCTAACGAATTAAACCTAGCCTTTGCATCATCGCCGCCGTTCCCATGATAAATGCAGGGGCAACACATGCCGTTAGATATTTGCTGACCGTCATAGCTAACCTCATCATCGCACTGAAAAATATAGCCCTCATGGTCTAGCTTCACATTCAGCCCATTGGCCCCAAGATAACGCTTCTGTATCCATAGCTGATCGTCTTGGTCATTCGCCACTACCTCGCTAAAGAAATGATTGAGCCGCGCCACCTTGCCCATATACACGCCGCTATTGAGATATTTGTAGGGCGTTGGTGTCATGGGAAACTGCGGCGCTATTGTCGGCTCAGGCCAGCAAGACTTTTCCGCTGCAAACAAAATATCACAATCAAACCCATCAAAACGCTCTTTGATCGAATGAATGTTATCTGTGAATAAAACATCATACCCATCAACGAAAAGAACCGTATCTGTATCAGGTAAAGTTTGAATATGGCTGCGAACAAGGTTGATCTTGTGACCACCTCCTTGCCCTTCCATAGTGCCGCCGCCCCACTCGACGCCGCGTCCTAGATTTAGATACGTTATGCCGTGGCGCTTGGCTGACTGCTCAAGACCCCACATTTTATTTTCATCTGTTCCAACAGTAATAATATGAGTTTGCATTGATCCACCTTCAATTTCGCTTGGCCTTACTGACCGTGGTATTTGTTTAACAAGTTCTGGCCTATAAAAATAGTTAAAAGAATTTTTTAGTTTTAAGGGCAACCATTCATCAGCGGGGATAATATTTTCCGCGAACCCATCGCATAACATGGCGGCAGTCTTTGCGGTTATAGCGTAAGCATGAGCGTTATACCAATATCCAAGGCTGTTCTCTCTATGGCCTAACCAAACGCTATCATGAGACTTTAAAAGCCCATCAATCTCCGCGACATCAAAAGAAGAAAAAACCGCATCTTCCTCAAGCACGATCCCCGCAACACCAGAAGCGGCAATCCTTTGCCACACACGAAAATGGCTCACTGAGCAACCAAACTCCGTTTTAAGCAACCCTCGCCCTAGAAGCGGGTCAACCCACGCTCTATCGGGCTTACAGCCGCTCTCTGTTGTTATTTGCGCCCAATCCTTTCCCCTCGCGTCAAAAGCATCGCCGTGCAAGGAGATTTGATAAACTATCGCCAAACTCAGCCCCTACGATGGGAAAAAGAATAAAGCCTGATTAAGCCTGTGCTTCCCGTAATGCCGCTGCGCTTCTGTAAAGAAATATGTTTCGTCATTGACCGCTGCGCCGTGTGGAACCTTAGATGCATCAAATAGAAAGCCCCTATTAAATTTGGGAGCAAGATAATCTACCAATTCAAAATCTGACTTGCGCTTCCAAGGATCACGATCTTCTTGTGTTACGCGCCCGCCATATTTGTAAATGCTACCATATTTATCTTCATAGATATTCGTGCCATTTGTTTCATCTTCATTGAGGTAAACCAAACAAACCCAGCCATTATCTAGATGCGGGAACCAAAAATTATCCTCGTAATTATTCCAATCTGATTTCTTCCACCGCATAAAATTGGTGTCTAAAATATCAACCCCGTTCTCTTTATAAACGCTAAAGCTCGTATCGTTCAAAAGACCAACAACCTGATCAGTATATTTCTTTAAAGCGGGTTCCTCTCTATGATGACGCAAATCATAGAACTCTTTTCCATGCATGGGATGCTCTGTAATGACCTGATTTGTCGGCCCAGATAAAAGCATGTCCATGATGAACCCTACATTGTCGTAGAAGTTATCTATCTGAAACGCGCGAGTGCCCAATAGGCTAAATTCCTTAACGTCCATTATTTTTACCCTATAGAAATATCTGGAGAATTAGCGCCACTTAGGGCCATGAAACCAAGCTACTAGAGATTTTCGAACTCCAGAAGTAACTGGTGCGACACGATGCTGTAAGTAGGATGGGAATACAAGAACTGTACCCTTGTCTCTGCTTTCCGCGTCTGGCTGCTCTACTTCTGCAAACTCAAAATGACCGCCCTCATAATCACTCGGATCTGAAAGTTGAATAGTTACAGATAACTTTCTGTCTTCATCACCATCCCAATTCCAGTCTATATCGTGATGCCAGTCATACCTACCTTCTTCCGAACCGTGGTATTCTGTATATTGTATTTCTGACTTTGGGGTTACATCTACACCCATTACCTCGCCAGCTTGCCCAACATAAGGCCATAATAAATTTAATACGCCTATATTGCCTGTCATCCAAGATACTTTACTTTTTCTGTGTTCGGTGTTTAGCCCACTAAACGTGGTTGCCTCCTCAACATCTGCCTTTGAAGCAGCTTCAAGTATCTCATCAACATTAATTGACTTATGCCAGTATAGCCAATTTTGTTTCGTCAATTTTTGATCCCCCTTTGTCGTGCAGTATTAATATCCTATAGCTATATAATTTCCTGGGTATTGGTTGCCTACAGTATTCCCATAAGAGTTAAGCCTATCATAGCAAAAACCTGTTCTCGATATAGAAGTAGCATAACCACCCATAGAAACAACTACTTGGAGACATGCGCTAGAAAACGCTGTTGAAAAGCTAAAACATTGGTTGCTATCGGAAGTACTACTTATCGTTCCCCAACGAAACTGAATATTAGGCCCGTTCCAATAAGTGCTGCCCCTACTACCAGTTCCTGATGGCCCCGTTGGCCCAGTTGGCCCTCGTGCGCCAGTAGCTCCAGTCTGCCCTTTTTGTCCCTTCTGCCCTTTCGCTCCTGTGCTTCCTGTTGGTCCTGTCGGGCCACGCGAACCTGTCGGACCAGTGCCTCCCGTCGAACCCGTTTGACCCTTTTGCCCTTTGGCCCCTGTCGGACCACGCGCTCCTGTTGCCCCTGTTGATCCAGTAGCCCCAGTCTGACCTTTCTGTCCCTTAGCTCCTGTTGGTCCCGTTGGGCCACGCGCTCCAGTTGGGCCAGTCGAACCTGTCGGCCCACCCGCGCCAACCTCCCCCTTCTGCCCTTTCGCCCCTGTTGGGCCTCGTGAGCCAGTCGGGCCTGTCGAGCCCACTGCACCCGTAGGACCAGTTGGGCCTCGTGCCCCTGTCGGGCCTGTTGATCCAGTATTGCCAACCTCGCCCTTTTGGCCTTTGGCTCCTGTGCTTCCAGTACTGCCAGTCGATCCTGTCGGACCAGTTGGTCCCGTGGCCCCAGTCTGCCCCTTCTGACCCTTCTGCCCGTTTGGTCCAGTCGGGCCTGTGCCGCCTGTTGAGCCTGTGTTTCCTACCTCACCCTTCTGACCTTTCGATCCATTGGGGCCAGTTGGGCCTGTGCTTCCCGTATTTCCTACTTCACCTTTTTGACCTTTCGAGCCAGACGATCCGGTAGGCCCAGTTGATCCCGTAGGGCCAGTATTCCCAATCTCACCTTTCTGGCCCTTCGAACCAGTCAAACCTGTTGGACCTTGGGCTCCTGTTGGTCCCGTTTGGCCCTTCTGACCTTTGCTTCCTGCGGCTCCAGTATTCCCGACCTCTCCCTTTTGACCTTTAGATCCTTGAGATCCTGTCGGGCCAGTCGGGCCTGTTGGACCTTGAAGCGCAATATTCGCAACGGTTTGCTTTTCCCATGTGCTCGCGCTTACATCATAGATTGGTATAAGATCATTAGAAGCTGCGTCAGTGCCCGTAGAGAAATCAGTAAGTGCGGCTTTTACTTCTGGCGCTTGGGTTCTATCCGCATTTGCCTCTATAGTGTCTAGCTTCTGACCATCCTGCGCAATATCACGCCCATCAACGGTTCCACCTACATCAATATTTTGACCTACTTCAATACCTGTCTGAGTGGTGGAGAGTTTGAGGGCGTTATTGTAGTAAAGTGTTACTGCACCATTGTTAGCAAACTCAGCCATAGTTTCACTGGCTGCGCTTTTAATAGCAACGTCACCACCTCTTAGCCAAAGGCTTCCTGCGCCTGTGTCATCTACATAACTTCTAGTACCATCATGGTAAATCTGTAGGTCAGACCCATTACCAAGATTGATTTTTTTATTGTCAGGGATATTTAAATTACCGCTCGCATCCGCGATAAAAGCTTTGGAGGCGGGTTCTGAAACAAAGATATTCTTTGATCCCGCCCCCCAATTTACAGCATTTCCAGAGTTAGAGGACGCTATGATAGTTGTTCGCGCTAGTGTCGGCCCCGTTGTTGAGTAGGTTCCGATACCAATCTCAAAATCACTATCATCTGTGCAGACATAATAGGTTGTGTTTCCATTCCCTATAGCCGCAAAAGTTTGAAACCCATTAACCGCACCCGCAAGAATATAATTACCTGTGCTAGTTGTAGTTGTGGTTTCTTTGACGCGATCCGCGAATACTAAAGCCATAGTAGCCCCCTAATTTAAATTACTTATGCAGGGTCTGGAATACCAATGTCAAAGGTTGCAAGGGTAAATGTGTTCCCAGATGTAACCGCCTGAGAGGCTGTAAGAGAGCCTGTAGCAAGCAATCGGCTATTGTTAGTATCCACTAGAGCGTAATGCGTTGCGGTCCCTGTGCCAGTTACAGAGCCGTCTGTAACTGCTGCTACAGCAACCTTACGACCGCCGCCGCTTCGATCCGCTGGTGCGCCGATTGAAAGGCTGGTCGAATTGCCTAAAGCATAGGTCGAGTTTGCTTCTGTGTATGTTGAAGCCTCTTGTGATGTTACAAGAACCTTATTTGCTTCCGTATCTAAAACGCTGAGGCCATTATCAAAGACCCTGTTGTCTAAAGTTGCCATATCATAAGTCTCCTTTTTGGCGATACTGGGAACCTATCATAGTTTAGGTTTTACATCAATCAGCCAATCAAACCCCAAAAGCAAGGTAGTAAACTATTACTGTACCATCATATTGGTCTAGACGATTAAAGTTAAATCTATCTCTGTTTATAGAGTTAGTAGAACTCAAAATAACTTGACCACCAACATTTGCGACAACTCCCAAGCATTTTGTAGTAAAATCTGTAGTAAAGTAAACTGTCTGTTCAGTATCAATTGAACTAGAAAATACACCAAACCTTAATTGAAATCCTGATGGGTGATTAAATTTTCCCCCATTTTCACTAAATTGACTATTTATTTCTGCTTGAGTGGTTAAGACAACAGGCTCAGAGCCATCTGTTTGGACTGTATATTTAAGAAATCCATTTCCACCATCTCCACCATTACCTCTATTTCCAGTGCCTCCGTTTCCTTGGCTGGAATTAGTAACATTCCCAATTTCAGTAATTTGAATTTGGACAGTGCTATAGCTTGAAATGTCGTATGTATTTGTAACATGGGTTCCTGCGCCGCCGCCCGCGCCACCTTTTTTAGAGGAAGTATCCCAATCTGGTGGACGCCCACCACCACCGCCGCCGCCAGATCCTAAAGTCCCAGATGCGCCGTTACCGCTTGAACTGTTGCTCCCACCACCGCCAGAAGCAAACGCGCTGTCTTGACCATCATCACCCCTCCATTTATCAACACCTGATCCAGTATCCGCTATCCCGCCATTGGAATTTACATAACCTTGATAGGTTCCATTTAATCTGAGCCTATATCTTGTTCTCCCACCACTTGTAGGAACAACGCTTTGAGTTGTCGCCGCGGCCCCACCAGCGCCTCCCCCTATTGAATTTATAGTTAATGAAACGGCATTTGGATTTACAGTAGAACTTTTTACAGTAACTGTTTGAGTAGTAGAAATATTGTTTGAAGAAACAACGCCAACAGCATCTTTTTCAATTATTGGATTTGTAATTTTAGTCTGAGTATCAGAAAATGTTACTCCATGATCATCTCCATTCGAGTATTGCCCAAATGTAGAAAATGCAAAATCAAGGTTTCCTATAGGGTTTCCAAGGAAGATACCATTTACTTGTTGATCGTAACTATCCTTGCCAACCTTCCAAGCGGCACCATCCTCTAAATTAACTTCAGAATTTACCTTTAGCTTGTCGCTTACAATCTCTGTCGCAGAAATGAATTGAGAAAAAGTTTCAAGCGCAAAAACAGTTGGAGAGAATATAGCAGGACTATCAAATGTAGCAGCATGCGCTGACCAATTTTGGGTGCCATAATCCCATTTCCTTGCAGATGCGGTTGTTACCTTCCCCGACCCACTTGTTGATCCAGTTGCGGTAAATTCGATCCCTATAAGATTTCGTGAAGCGCCAACTAAAGTAAAATCTGATGATCCTAAAACTTCAATTACATAACGCTTTCCAGACACCATGCTAGTCGCATTTGTAAAAGATGGATTTATAAATCTAGCCCAAACTACGGTATCCTCAGGTATATCGCTCATTTGTGCTAAAGTAGGATTTGCTAATAAAAATGCAGTATCTAGCTGTGCTTGCGTTGTGGTTTGAGGGTCTACGTTGTTAGTTTGTATTTCTGCGCCATTGAGAGTTACTATAAGGCCGCTCTGACCTGTTGGGCCTGTTGCCCCGTCCTCTGCAAATTTAACAGGATTTGACCAAGTTAAACTGCTATCGGTTCCCGTTGGCCCAGATACGCTTGCAGTAGCATTTGAAATGTAAACAGGATCAGACCCGCTTGGAACGCCATCGCTCCATCCTCCGCTTGGGACTGTCAAAGTGTTATTTGTAAAATTATAAGATCCACCTGATGGAGTTTGAATTGGCCCAGTTGCAGACCTTAAGAAAATACTTGCTACAAAAGTAGATAGACCATTCTGTCCATCCTCCCCATTCTCTGCGTAAAGATATGGAGTAGACCATGACCCCGCCGTATCAGTTCCAGTATCGCCTTGGATTTGAAATTGGAAATTACACGCATAAATTGGGTTTGTTCCCGCCGGTATGCTTTTAGACCACCCTGTTGGAGCGGTTAGGGTATTATTGCCAAAATTAAATGAGCCACCAGATGGTGCGCTTGGCGCAGATGTCGCCCTCTTGTAAACTGTTGCTTGGAATGTAGATAAGCCCGCTGGCCCAACAACATCCGCAGAAACTGTACCGCTTCCAGCTAAACTAATTGCCGAAATATTAGTGGAAAAATCTACAGCTCTAAGTTTGTAATAATGGGGTGTATTTTGGGTTAGCCCGCTGTGGACAAGGCTGGTGCCCGCAGAAGATCCAATCTTGGAATAAGTACCATTTGATGTTGTGGAATGATAAACATTCATAGAGGCAAAATCAGAGGGGAAGGTATATCCATCCCATGAAATCTCTAATTGCTTTACGCCCGCCGTTACGGTTGGGGCGCTTGGAACATCAGGCGCGTCTGTATCATTTTTTGCTGTTTCATTTATTGTTGCAGGGGTTCCAGAATTATCCCTTACAGTAACAGCTTTAACTGAAAAATTATAAGCAGTTCCCGCTGTCAAACCCTCAATTTCAATAGCAGCATTGGGAGTAATAGTTGTAGAATAATTTGAAAGACTGCTTGGTTTCCACTGAACTTCGTAATGTTTAAATATTGGGCTGCTTACTGCACTCCAAGATAAAAGCATCCTTGAAACAACCGTGCCATCTGTTTGAAGAACTGATGTAGGGGTCGCTACAAGATTGCTTATTGCAAGGCCCGCAGTAGCATCTCCAAGGCTAGTATTATTCTGGGTAATTTGCTTATACTCATCAGCAGTAATAGACCATTGATAAGCAGTTGTAGATGTCTCTTGAAGTCCAAGATTTACAGATGGCGCAGACCCGTCAAGTCCGCTCATCTTCCATGAGGTTACTCTGAAATCTTTCTGGTTCCATCCATATCTATCCAAAGTAAGTTGAATAGTATCCCCTACTTGAATGCCAAAAGCCTTCTCTAAAGAGAAGTCAGCATTCAAAGTAATTTGCTCCCTACCCACAAAAAGAACTTGCTTTGCTATTCTCTGCGCCGCTGCACTCTTTGTTGTAACTGGAAGTTCAAGATCTAATATAGAAACTTCGTTATTATCCTCTGAGAGATCTGGTATTTGCTGTTGAGGATAATCAGTTTCAATAAACCTACCATCATTAGATCCATCAATGAAAGTGCCTCTGACTGTATTGACAGTATCCCTTCTTGAGAAGCGAGTTGCTATACTTATCTCACCCCTAATATCATCATACCCAAGTGCATTAGCGCCACTTACGGAGGTGTCTGGTGTTTGATATGCTCCAGCTAATAGCTTCCACTCCCCCTGACTGTAAAATAAAGTTCCATTCAATGATGTTAAGAGAGTGTTGATATTTTGCTCTGGAGAAGACCCAGTAGTAATTACTCCACTTATTTTGAATGAGTTTTCTTGAGATCCACCGACACCAGTTGTAGCGCAATCATCAATAGCTGATGAAATCATCCCATCGTCAATTCTTGATTGCTCAGCATTAAGACCAAGATTAGAAGTAAGATAATCTCTTATTGCTAACGCAGGTTCGTCAGAATATTGCCATGTAGAGGGATTATTAGTTCTATGTGTGCTTACCCCTAAAGAGCTATCGTAAGCGCTGTTGGTGCTGTCTTTTCTGGGGTCATAAAGCTTTTTGCCTTGGATCTTAGCTGTAACAAGAGGAACACCATTTGAAAATGTATCTGCATCATATTCAAATCTAACATAAAGACATGCAATTCCACGCCCCCTAAAGTTAGAGGTAATTTGAGTTGGCTTATATGTAAGGGCGTTTAATGTTGAATATACATTTTGGCTTGAAGATCCAGTAAATTTCTTGATGTAAACTTTACTGTCCCATTTTGAAGTAGTTACAGTTCCGTCCGATCCACTGAAAGAAACAACCTCATCATCTAAGTAAATATCGCCTATACTATTAACCTCATGACCAGCGAGGGTAATGATCATGTGCATATACTTATTGTTATTGGTTGTTTCTAAATAAGTTTTTACTCCACCTTTGCGGATTTCACCATAAATTACCTCGAAATCAGCAACTGGATCAATATTATTAGTAAGGCCGCTTCCCCCAAATTTTGGCATTTTCTGCTTGCCAACCCCAAAGATTGACGCCGCTCCCATAAGGGCAATACCGCCTACAATCGCATAGGTAACAGTTGCATACCCAGCGCCTAAAATCAGGGTTCCTGTTGTAATAGCCATTAGAAAAGCCTCTTAGAAAAAACGTTCTCAACATGGTTATACCCTAATCTCGTAAGTAATACATCAAAGGGTTTGTGAATTTTTGTATTTACAAAGAGCAATGAAACTCCATCTTCCTTTAAATACTTCTCCGCAGTCTTAAGAAGATGCCAACCAGCCAATCCCTTGCGATAATCTGGGTGTAAGTAAATGACATCATTCGTTGCAAAGATATGATCCTTATAATGGAGCGATCTCGAAGTCGTAGTAACGAAATATCCTACAAGCTTCTCATCATCCCTAGCTGTAAATATTTGAAGCTGACCAGCCGTTTCAGCTTCTTTGTATTGATCCCAATCAGGGTTCAAATGAATGAAACTTTTATTTAAGGCTATTTCTTCCCAGTGAAGCCTAAGAAGTTCTTGTATCTCTAAATATACAGAAGCAAGAAATTCTTGCCTATACTTCAATCCTCTTTCCCCCAATTTACTTTCTTATCCTGCATATCTTGCACATAAGAGAAAAAAGTATCCCCGCTATAAAGCTCATCATGAACTTCTTCTGTATACCTGAATGGTCTAACTCTCTGCAAATCAATCAACTTGCTTTCAATCTTTACCTCAATAACGGAGCTTTCTCCGCTATCTTTAATATTCAATTGGTCCATATAACCACTGAATATTTCAGTTAGAAAACTGCTTCCTTGTATTCCAAAGTAAACGATAGCATCTCTACCATGATATTCGCTTGAAAGAGCTTGAGTTACTAAACTTGATGGAACACCAGACAACTGCGCTGTAATCCCCGCTGCCTTTAGGTCAGAAACTTCGTCAATTCCACTAATGCTAAGAAGATCTCCAGCACCTACATATGTTTTTGAATTTTCATTAAGGTCTCCTACTCCCGTCCAGAAATAAACAGGAGTAGCAGTGCTGGTTTCACCGTTATAGAAATCTAATTCTATTGCATAGAAAATCTTAACTTCATCCGCGAGTAGCGCGGTAAGTATAGAGCTATTAACTGATCTTGGCATAATGCCCCCTTATTTTTTAACAGGGGCTTTCTTGCGCTTGGCTTTTGTTTCTTCTGGCCCCGCGTTACCCTGCACTTCAATAGCCGCGCCACGCTCAATCATAGACTTTGCTAAAGCTTTTTGCCAAGTCTTATCTGTAGGCAAAATCTCACCAACAAAATATTTGCGGGCTTCTGTTCCTGATGCGTTGCTTTCACCAGCCACGCTGAAAATCATTTGTACTTGCTTCATAGATCCACTCCTTGAAGGGTGAGGGGGGCGGGTGGACGCTCCCCTCGTTTGCTCTTTATGAAGTTGCGTGTTTCAGAACGCGCATAGCTTCGGCAAGAACCACTTTACCACCGACACGGCGGCGAGCGATATAACGGACAAGGCCCGTTGCCGCTTGGCTGTATGGGTCACGCAATACTGAAAGCGCAACACGATCAACGATCATATATCCGCGACGGAAGTCACCGATGAGAACAGATTTTGCGCCAGAAGCCGCATCTGCTACATCAGGGGCTTCCACATACGGGATACCGATGATTGTGTTTGGAGCGCCAGACTGACCAGAGAAACCAGTTTGGAAAATGTACTGGCCCGCTGTGTCTTTCAACTTACGGATAATGCCCAAAGTTGCGCGGTTGAACATCATTGTAGCATTAGCTGCATACTCTGATTTCAAGCCATGCACCAAGTCCATCAGGTTATCGGTAGAGATTGCCGCTGATGCTGCACCTGTGGCGGTGTGTGCAACGGTGTTCCCGTTAGTGATACCTGTTGGCTTGTTTGTGCCATTACCAGCAATGAACGCTGCGCCTTCGCCTTTGGCAAACTGCTCTGCGAACTCTTGGTTCATTTCCGCTTCCATGTTGAAAGCACTATCTTCCAGCAACATTGAAGAAATATCGACCAGAGCGTAAAGCTCATGAGTGGCGATAGTGTTCAAGGTTGTTGAATAGCCAGTGGTTTCTGAGCGTGTGCCAGTTTCCGCAGTCCAAGCCGCCGCGAAATTTGCATCCTTTGTGGGGATTTCAATTTCTTTGGAGGTTGTGGCGCGAACACGAGCAACAGAACGAACTGGTGAGATTTCAGTTACGATCTTGATTAACTCAGCAACATATTCCTCTGGGGCCAAGTTACCCGCTGTGGCAGCTGTTCCAACTGTCAGCGCTTTAACTTCGTCGGCGTCTAAGCCTTCGTTGCCTTTACGCATGAAAGTATCCCAAGCCTTAACAGCAATATCAACACCCTTGGTTTCAACGCCAGAATTTGGACGCTTCAAGAGGGTTTCAATACCGTCAAGCTTCTCAGCGAAACCTTCGGAAGCTTTTTCTTGCTGAACCAGCTTTTGGTTTACAGTTTCAAAGCGGTCAAGATCGGCTTCGATCTTTGACAATTTGGCTTCAACCAACGGATCGGCTTCGCCTTTCTTTTCGATTTCTGCAAGGCGCTGATCGTTTGTTGCTTTAAATTCTTCAAAAGCACCGTTCAGTCCTTCCAGATAAGTTTTGAGATTATCATCCATGACAATCAACCTTTCTGTTTAGGATTTAAGGATATTGGTTAAGCGGTCTAATTCGCTTACCAGTTCAGAAGGCATTTCCTGAGCGCCAGCATCCCGCTGTTCCAGTGCCTTTGCTACAGCCGAAGCTGCAACTTTCGCCTCGCTTCTGGAAAGTTCCGCTGCATCCCGCAGGACTTCTTCCCATTCACGGACTGTTCTGTCGCTCTTTACCGCTGAAACCCTAGCTTTGGGGTTCATTGGAAAGGTTACGGCAGAAATCTCCATAAGGTCTACTGATTTTAAATAACGGCGCTTGCCCTTATCGTCATAATCGTAGCCCTTTGCGTCGACGCGGTAGCCGATAGACAAGCCATCAATCGCGCCCATTTTCATCAATTCATAAACTTCGCGGCCCCGCTGGGTTCCCATAGCTAAGCGGCCCTTTACCTTTAGGCCACGGCGATCTTCTATGATCTCATCAAAGACCCCGATGGGTTCATCTGCACGGTGCTGGTAAAGCATTTTTACAGCCTTAGCGCCTTTGCGCCCGATAGACTTAGCGAAAGCGCCCTCAACGACAACATCATTGCCAAGGTCTTTGTTTCCAAAGATTGAGCCGTATCCGCTGAACTCGCCTTTTTCTTCATCTTCCATCGCTTTAATGTCAAACCTGACGTCCAGCGTTTCATCTTTGAATTCAATATCGTCACTCATATCAATTTCCTTTGGGTCTTACTTGCCATGAATGGACAAGCAAACCGCTGTCCGTTGAGTTTTAACTTGTGAACGCAACTTACCATAGATAGATTTTCTTTTCCAGTATGCGGTCAAAAATCAATTTCGCGCCTTAAACGTAAATCGCCAAGCCTACGTTCCACCATTTCAATCAAGCCGTACTCGTCAACTTCGAGGCCAGCGCACTCACTTTGCATTTCAAGATAATCTTCCTTTGTTATTTTTTCCTGAGAAACTATTTCAAAAATCCTATCCGCGCTTTGCGTCATTAATTATCTCCTGTATCATTTCAAGGAACAAAGGATTTACCTTGTCTGTTTGCCCAGAGGCCCACAACGCAAAGCTTTCCGCGAACCACTCAAAAGCATCGGTTTCAGCGTATCTACTCCAAAACTCTTTTGAACGCTTTTTCTTCAATCTGTAAACTTTGAGCCAACGCTTTTTAAGCTCATCTTCAAATGGCCTGTCAGATGCGGAAACCCTGCCCCTTTCGGAAACCCGCCGACCATAGGTTTGATGGATTTGGTGCCCAAACTCATGGTACATTGTTGATCTAAAATAATCCATGCCACCAGTTGAATACTTTTCAACAGTCCAAGGCTTTCTCCCCTCGCTGCCGAGCTTGTAATCAGTTACCTCGGGAGTAGAGATAGAAGCGTATTCACGCTTCAATTTCCAAAGTTCATTATTGGCGTCAGATAATTGGAAGCTAAGCGGCCCGCTGCCCCTATCACCAGTTTCAAGAATACTTTGCTCTAGCGAACGTACCCTAGCTTCTGCCTCTTGGATTTTACCTTTTAATTCTGCCCGCCTTGGGACAAGAGTTGCATCATTGGAGGTGTTTATATCTCCACCCCACTTGTTGAAATAATCGGTATTGAAGCCCATAACGCCATCACCCATATCCGCTATGGTCTTGTCAGATTGTATTTTTTTATAACCCCTTACTCTTGGGATGCCAAAAAGGTCTGCAAAATAATTAAGTTCCTGATTTACAATAGCCATTGCCGTGGCAGCTTCTTTTGTAAGTGAGGCCCCGCCTTGTATTGCTGCAAAATCATTCTCACTGCGACCTTGATAAATAGCACGCAAAGCTTGGTTTGGTTGCTCATCGGCTTCTTTTAACTGCTTTCTTAGGCTTGCTAAGCTTTCTTCTTTTGAAACCGTGGGGAAATCTTCGTTTCTTATGCCCTTAATTATCGGAAGCACAACCTCACGACCAACGGGTAAAGGCGCAAAAGGTTCTAATGGGGCGGGTGGGGGCGGCGGCGGCGGCGGTGCAACAACGGGAACGTCATCAAAGATTGCGTCCTCATCGGTGAAGTAAACCGCGAGGCATCGGCAATTTATATTGTTTCCCGCCCCTCCACTTCCGTCATGGGGGTATTTCATCTTTATGGTTTGACCATTGAAGGGTACAAGGAACGGCTCATCAATCCCTACTTCTTGCCCATTAGCCGCCGCATGACCCGATCTGGTTCTGGCATCACTTACTGAAACCCAGCGTTTTTTCTGTGAAGGGAGGTTAAGCTCTCTTGTGGCTGCGTCAGTCGCATAGGAAGCTGCTGCGTGGGTTTCTGTCCGAGCTATGGTAGTGGCCCTTGCTCGACCCATTGCGCCTCCTGTGTACTCTTTTATGAGCTTAGCGGTCGGGCCAACGCCCAAGGCTTCCTTATCCGCGACCTCAATCGCCCGTCTGATTTTATTTTTTGTTGTTTGGGTGACGCCCACGACCTTGCTTGCGCCTTCTTTAGCGTAGTATTGGAACACCAAAGCTTCAAATTGCGTTGCCCTCTTGCGGTTTTCGACAACCCTTTGTGCAAATTTTTCAATAACCGCCGCATAAGAAGCCCGAAATACCGAACCTACTTCCGCTTGCAAAGTTACGTTTGCGTTCTCTACGCTAGTTCCAGCCTCATACGCAGCGGCTGCTCTGTTGCCCGCTGTCCTAAAAAGGCTTTCCATCTTTCTTGCCATTTGTTTTTCAAACTGGAGGCGTAGGCGGCTGACCTCCCTGATCTCCTTGGCGATGGAAACTCGGCTTGCGCCCGCTTTTATGTAGACTGGAAACCCCATGCCCTGTTATAGCATTAAACTTTTTTTTGGTCTAACTGCATTTTTTGTAAATATGGTATTTACATTTATCAAAAAGACAGGCATACAAAATGTATAGCAACTTTGGAACTAGGTAGATCAAATGGAAAATCAGATTAAAAAAGCCTTCTCAGATTTAGACGCTCAAATGTTCGAGCGCCAATTGGAATGGGCCAAAGCACGCAAATCCGCAATCACAAAAATGTGGGCAGACAAGACCAACACCCGCCAAATGAATTATGAAATTCTTTTCGAAATCGCTGGCGGGAAAACATGGTACAATCTTTTAGCCTATACAAACAAGATTGAAGAAGTCGTTCGCAAGAACATTGATAACCTGATTGCAAACCGCAACAACCGCATCATCAAAGCCCTCAACAAAAAGGGCATCACTGAAATCCAAGACTTCGAACTGAAATCTTGCGGTGATGGATATGAGGGAACATTCGTCATTGATGGGCACATTGTTTCGATAAATACGATCTTGGCAGGAGGCTACAACATCCAATGCCTTCACCAAAGAACGCTCATCAAGGTCAAGTAATCAATCACTGAAACCTCGGGGGCTTCGGCCCCCAAACCTAAATGGAGAAAAAATAATGGATTTTATCGTTAAAACTCAAACTCTGGAAAACTACGGCGCTCACGACACCGATGGGAAGTTTTCAAACGGGAACGCTTACTGGAAATTTAAAGGCGGCGACGACTACATCGTGAGTGATGTAAACCGCCCAGCCGATGCCATGGCCTATATAATGGCCGCTCACTCGTCAAACTGCATTTCCATGAAGGTTATCCCCACAGATGTGATGACCATTAACCAGTGGGAAGATGAGCTCGCGGAGCTTGATAAAGATTATGCGCTTATGCTTTTGGAGAAAGCAATCAGGGTTTCACCGCTCAAGCAGTGAACCTTGAAAATACCGCAGATGGAGGGGCTTCGGCCCCTTTTTTTGTCATCATGTAACTTTTCTGTAAATTAGGTATTTACATATCTAAAAAAAGAGAGCATACAAAATGTATAGCAACGAAGGAAGTTCAAATGACAAACCTAATCAAAATCACTCAAGTTCTGGTAAAAAACTGGGATACAAAAACTGTTCGCAA